TGAGCAACTTGAAATGATATTTGATGTTCCTGATTTAGAACTTGTAGAAAGATATATTTCAGTTGATACAGGTGGGAAAACAATAAATTATTCTGATTATGGGATAGAATTTTATAAAGTTCCGGTTAGATATTCCGCTGATATTGTTCAGAATGGGTCAACAATGAAATATGCTAACTTTACAAATAAAAGTAAAACAAGTGTAGATGTAAAAATATTAGATATTAACAACAATGATGTCGGAGGGACAATAGAAGAATTAATAATAGAAGGATATTAAAGGAGTGATCAGATGACTCAAGAATATCATAAATCGTTAGCAGATATGGGAGACTCTAACGGCCCCAAACTGGCCGAATATCTCCATGAAAACTTTGAAACAATAATAAGCCAATGGGCAGGAGCAAGTTCTCCTGGGTCTCCTACTCAAGGCCAACCATGGTTAGATATTTCATCGGGCTGGACTGACGCTAAATTAAAATTTTGGAACGGCTCAAGCTGGATATTAGCAAATGAGTATAATCCGTATATAAAAGACTTAAGAGTTGCCAGGGGTTCAAAAGAAACCCTCTGGGAGCGGTTGGAAGTAGCTATGAATGAGGACGGAACTATCAAGTCTGACCTTGCTGAAAATATGACCGAATGGATTGACAGCGCGTTAACTGTAACATATGTAAGCGCTGAAACTTTTACAGTGCCCGGAGATTACACGGATGTATTTGTCACCAATAGAAAAATAAAAGCGACATTAGATTCTAGTTCAGTATATTCTGCTGTAGAATCAGCTAATTACAGCTCAACTAATGATGAGACAACTATAGTTCTATTTGATGCAGTAATAGATGGAACAATTCAAAAAGTAGAGTACGGGCTTGTAAAAGCTGGCCCTGAGGGCTCAAACCCAGAAAACAACTTAATAGACGAAACAACAGGGGATATTTACGAATTTAAAATGATTGACGGCTCATTAGCAATGGAGGTTAGATAACATGAGAGGTTTTCCAAAAGTGCTTAATTCAAGACAGGATTATGAAAATGTGATTAATGACTTTGGCTACACACCAAAAGTAAAAAGAGCATACCAGGGGCTGCTAAATACAGCCAAAAAGTATGAGTTTGACAAAGAACTTGCAGCAGAAAGTGATAGAACTGGACCCGCTCCTGAGTACAAGGTTATGACTCAGGAAGAAGAGGGAGAAGAAAAGATAGTGCAGTTCAAGCTGGTAGATAATCCAAACGGAAAGATATTTAGATTAGGATTTACAGTCGATGAAGTCCAGGAGGTGATTGACCAATGTTAAGTTTCGTAGGAGCTGATTCACCTTCATTCTACAATTTCAAAGGACATATTGAAAAGAGTGCAGCTGATGAAGTTACAGTACCTCCATTAGCTTTGAGAATTGATAGACAGAATCTCAAAAAAGAAACTGATACTATTTTGACTGAAGCTGATAGCGACGGCAGTTTTGTAAGTTTCACGCTTGGCGAAAACTATTATATATATGCTTTGCAGCCATCAGCTGATGCAGAGCCCGATTTTGTTATTTCTATCAACTCTACTTATCCAGACGGGTATACAGAAAATAATAGCAGAAAAATTGGTGGTTTTCATTATGGCCGCATCAGAACAAACGCTCAAAGATATGATGATACAGCCTCAATTGCAGTTAATATACTGCCAAACTCAGTCTGGTCATTGAACTACAGACCTGCCTGTGACCCTACTGGAATGGTCAAGGTATCAAACTTTTGGGCTGATATATATATTGCAAGTGAAGGCAGCGGAACCTGGCCGGAAACTGAACTTGTGAGTGAATACAATGCGACCCCGGTCTCAGGAACTGAGGGTTATAATGATTATGATTTCATTAGGGGTCTTGCAAATGTCAACAAAAGAAAATTAACCAGGCAGGAATGGTTAATGGCTGCCTATGGTAGCCCAGAAGGCCACGAAAATGATAATAATGCCGCTTGGTCTAGTTCAAGTAATTCAGGTCGAACTTCAACTGGAACTGTAGAACAAGCAGTTTCTTGCTATAACCTTGTAGATTGCGCTGGTAACCTTTGGGAAAGATTAGACGAGTATACTTACAGAAATACCGGCTCAACATCGTTTGACTGGTATGATGTACTTAATGCAGGCAAAGACAGTTCTCATCAGCATGGAGAAGCTTACATGCAAAACAATGTTGCTATTATCGGCCTCCTCGCCGGTGGCCGCTTCGGCAATGGTAGCATCTGCGGTGCTCGGACGGTCTACTCGCTCATTTACCCGTGGCACGTGGACACTAGCGTTGGCGTGCGTGGCGCCTGTGCTCATCAGAGTACCTGATAATCTGAAATTGGTTTTTGGTTAGTTTTTGAATTTAAGGGGTGGTGATTTGGCAGACACAGATGATTTAGTGATATTCAGAAAACATTATGACTTTACTCTTTATTTCTATCCAGTAATAGATAATTTCCCGAAAAGAGAAAAATTTGCAATGTGTACTAAATTGAAAAATAAACTTTATAGAATTATGGATTTGATTATTGATGCAAATGAAACTCAGGGAAGTAAGATAAGATTTTTAGACAGAATAGATGATGAATTAAAAAAGCTAAAAGTCCAAATAAGACTTGCTAAAGATATGCATTATCTATCCATAAGAAAACATAAAATTGTAGTCAAAAAAATAGACGAAATCGGTCGCCTTTTGGGTGGCTGGATCAAGTCTTGTAAAAACAAAAAATAAATTTTAGGGCTAAGGGCGTTGGTCCTCGCCGGTGGCAACTTCGACAATGGTAGCATCTGCGGTGCTCGGACGGTCAACTCGAACAATAACCCGTGGAACGTGAACACTAACATTGGCGTGCGTGGCGCCTGTGCTCATCTACAAATTTTCCAGACAGTATGGGGTCAAGGCCTCTGCTGCAGTGTTCAAAAAGATGAACAGGCCTTTAGTCCTTCCTGAGATACATTTTGAGGTCCCTCCAGGAAAACATATAAATTACTAATTAGATAGCAAGTAGTGAAATATCGAAAGCCGTCACGATTAGTTATGAGCCCGCTCTCATTTGGGCGGGCTTTAATTATAATATTTCACCTAATATATAGAGAGTGGTGATTATTTATTCCTAAGACAGTCAAAAATTTGTTTGAAAAAATTACTGATTATCATAATTTGGAAATAGCAACTCAAAAAGCTCAAAAGAGAAAAAGATACAAACCAGAAGTACTAAAATTTAATTATAATTTAGAGAGAAATCTTATTGAGATACAGAATGAATTGATGTGGAAAACATATGAACAGGGAAAATACAGGCAGTTTTATGTTTATGAGCCAAAGAAAAGACTGATCATGGCTTTGCCTTTCCGAGATAGAGTGGTCCAGTGGAGCATATACCGAAACCTTTACCCTATATTTGATAAGACATTTTATAGATACAGCGGTGCCTGTCGCAGAGGGAAAGGAACTCATTTCACTGCATATCAATTACAGGATAAGTTAAGAATAATGGACCGCAAGCCGGGAAAAACATATTTTTTGAAAGCTGATGTCTCAAAATATTTTTACAGAATAGTTCATAAAAGATTATTTCAATTAATAAAAAGGAAAATCAGCTGCAGAGATACATTGGAATTAATCTGGCAGATAATCAAAAGTGAAGATGGTGAGTTTGGTATCCAGTTAGGTGATCACTTCTTTGAAAATGAAAAAGTCAAGGGAATTGGCACACCAATTGGCAATCTAATGAGCCAGCTTTTTGCAAATATTTATCTTGATTTTTTAGATAAGTTTGTAAAGCATACTCTGAAAGTAAAATATTATGTCCGGTATATGGATGATTTTGTGCTTTTAGGAAAAGATAAAAAGAAGCTTCATACTATCAGGCAAGAAATAGAAATTTTTCTTGAAGATTATCTCCAGCTGCAGCTTAACAATAAAACTACTGTTGGAAATGTGAATGAGGGGATAGATTTTTGCGGATATGTTTTATATCCGAGTTATAGCAAACTGAGAAAAAGTACTAAAAAGAAAATGAAAAAGCGATTTAAATATCTTAA